GCAGACGCTATTCGGCAACGTTGTGATACATCCGAGCGTCCCTGATGACCTAGTCCCATGCGCCAAATTTGTGTGGGACGCAGATTTAAAAGAAATGGTCTTTGACGGCTTCGCAAACTTTGATGGGGGTCGCCGGAATGCAGAGAAGTGAAATTCTAAAAAGCGCGGAGGCTTTAATCAACGGTGACCGCGCGAAGGATTATGGGGATGCTTACGAAAATCACCGCCGCATTGCGGTGGGATGGGATTTGATAGCCAAGGCCGCGATTGAAAAGCATGGAGAAATCTGCCCATCCCATGTCGCGCTTATGATGGACTGGGTGAAGACCGCCCGCCTTCTTCAGTCCATAGATCACGAGGACTCGTGGATTGACAAAGCTGGGTATAGCGCATTGGGCGGAGAGATGTCTCCAAAAGATGCCACGATTGGGAGTAAGTAATTGTCTCTACAGATGACATTTTTCACGCCGAAAAGCGAGTGGATACCGCCGCTCGAACTTCCCGACATCACGTCCGCGACAAAAATCGCCATAGACGTCGAAACGCGCGACCCGGACCTGCGCAAGAACGGTCCGGGTTGGGCTACGGGAAACGGCGAGGTTGTGGGGTACGCTATCGCAGTTGACGGCTGGTCTTGTTACATCCCGATCCGCCACGCCGGGGGCGGTAATCTCGACGAGAAAGTCGTCAACCGTTGGCTAAAGAAGGTCTTCGAGTGTCCGGCTGACAAGATCATGCACAACGCGCAGTACGACGCGGGCTGGATCAAACGTATGGGCTTTCAGCTCAACGGCCGCATCATCGACACGATGCTGATAGCCGCGCTTATAAATGAGAACCGCTTTAGCTATAGCTTGAATGCGCTGTCATACGATTATCTGAACCGCACCAAATCTCAGAAGACGCTAGAGCAGGCCGCTCGCGAGTTTGGTATCGACCCAAAAGCTGAACTCTGGAAGATGCCAGCTATGTATGTCGGTCCATACGCAGAGGCCGACGCTGAACTTGCACTCGAACTCTGGAATTTCTTCTCTACCGAACTTACCAAAGAAGATTTGTGGCCCATTGCTAACCTTGAACTCGACCTGCTCCCATATCTTATCGAAATGACTTGGCGTGGCGTTCGGGTTGACACGGACCGGGTGGAGCGAACGAGGGATAACCTTCTCAAGCGGGAACGGGACGTTCTTAAAGAGATTAAGAAGATCGCGGGCTCCGACATTGAAATCTGGGCGGCTAAATCTATCGCGAAGGCTTTCGATCACCTCAGCATCGACTATCCAAAGACCGAAAAGGGCGCACCAAGCTTCACCAAAATGTTCTTGCAGGAGCACGAGCACCCGCTCGCTAAGTGCATTGTTGAAGCACGGAATCTGAACAAAACATCCGGCACCTTCATCAACACGATCATGAAGCACTGCCACCGTGATGGCCGAATACATTCCCATATCAATCAAATCCGATCTGACGACGGCGGAACCGTCTCCGGCCGCATCTCAATGTCCAACCCTAACCTTCAACAGATCCCGGCCCGCGATCCTGAACTAGGGCCGATGATCCGCAGTCTATTCCTGCCGGAAGAGGGAGATCAGTGGGCGTCCATAGACTTCTCGCAGCAGGAACCGCGGATCTTGGTCCATTATGCGCATGTGTATGGGCAAATGCGAAAAGTTCCTTTGCGCGGGGCGGACGAATTTGTGGCCGCCTACAACGAAGATCCTAAGACCGACTTCCACGACATGGTCGCTGAGATGGCAAACATCCCTAGGAAGCAAGCTAAGACGATTAATCTTGGCATGATGTACGGGATGGGCGTCGGAAAGCTTTCGGAACAGCTCGACATTCCGCTCGACGAGGCCAAGAGTCTGATTAAGCAATATCACGACCGCGTACCGTTTGTTAAAGGGCTAATGGTTGGAGTAATGAACCACCTGAACGACAAGTCCTCATCCGGCTCCCTGCGGTCCTTGCTCGGGCGCAAATGCCGGTTCGATTTGTGGGAGCCTGACACCTTCGCCATGAATAAGGCGTTGCCCTTCAAGGAGGCCATCGACACCTACGGGACGACGACCCGTCTCAAAAGAGCCTTTACCTATAAGGCTTTGAATCGTCTGATTCAGGCTTCCGCGGCGGACATGACGAAAAAGGCCATGGTTGATCTCTGTAAGGCAGGACATCTGCCGATGATCCAGATACATGACGAGATGGCCATGTCCGTTAAAGACGTTGACGAAGCTCGAAAAATCGCTGAAATTATGGAGTCAGCGGCGCCTATTGTAGTTCCCAATAAATGTGACATTGAGATCGGTCCATCTTGGGGAGAAGCCCGCTGATTGTTCACGAAGCCTCCCTTGTACTTTCCCCGCCTTCGGGCGGGGTTTTTTCTTGCGTGCTACGATATTCTCGTATATGATCTCACATCACGGGGGCCGAGGAGAATGAATATGGACACAACGAAGTGGAAATCTGTCCTTGTCCCCCGCGAGGTGTACGAGGAGATCAAGGGGATGGCTAAATCCGAAGGCCGGACAATCAGCGGCCAGCTCCGCCTCGTATTCGAGTGGTACAAGAGCGTAGCTAGGGACACCGACGGGTCAAAAACCTGACATCGACGCACGATTATTGCTTGATTATCGCATATGTTCGTGTATGATGGCGACAGCGCTGGGGTTGTAGGAAACCTAGTGCTCTCCGTGGTTGAAGCCCCCGGTTCGGTTGCCCCCGTACCGGGGGTTTCTTATTGAGGGAAAGATGGAAAACAAACCAGAAAAAGTCTTTGTGGACGGCCTTATCGCCAAGAAACCGCGCGACGCGGCCCCTACATGGGTGAAGTGCGACCTGAGCATCAAGCGACAGGAACTGATCGACTGGCTGGAAAAGCAAACCGGCGAGTGGGTTAACGTACAAGTTTGTGAAGCAAGGAGTGGAAAATGGTACACGGAGGTGAACACATGGAAACCAAAGAACGAGTCATAGATCTGCCTTGGCGCGATGCCGTGGCAGTCATCAATGCGGCAGTCAACGAGCAAATGACGGACATAGAAAATGATGGTAGTCTAGAGCCTGAAGACAAAAAGCATAAGGTTAAGGCTCTTGAGAAAGCTTGGCAAAGAATCCTCATCGGATGAGGCCGCGAAGGCGACGGAGGATTTCTTTCACGCCATGGAGCGGACTGCCGAGCTCGTCGCTGACTTAGACGAAATCGGGCTGGATAGGGGCGCTGCCTTGGGCGGCGCCCTTACTCATCTGTTGACCCACCTCATCGCCGTTTCGCCGGATACCCAGACGGCCATGGGAATGCTGTCGTCCTGCATATCAAATGCAGCCTTCAATGCGTACAGCGCGGACATATCGTCCCATCCCGGCACATCCTCCCTACAATAGCGCTTGACATAATCCTATAACCTCTCATATCCTACCTTCGTCACCAACGACGGAGATAGAAATGAGCGACTACAGGATTTCTTTCATATACCAAGATTCAAACAAAGACTGGTGGTTTGCCGTCGCCCGAAAGGGAGACGAAGCTTCAGACCGTAAGTCATGGTTCGACAACCTGATCTACGCGGGCCCCTGCCTGACCCGCGAGGACGCCGAAAACTGTGCCGACCTTTTCCAGAATACCGGATATGGCGCAGAAGAAATTGGTCCGGGAGGTTTCTTAGCGCCCCCACCCGAACGCTTGCAGTTTAATACTCTCGCGTTGAAACCGGAGACCGCATACCTTCCGGGACTAGAACACTTATTTAACCAACCAGACGGAGAAAACAAATGACGAAGGAGCAAAACCTAAAACAAATGGCAGACAACCTGACCGTCTTGTTTCCGAAAAAACTACTCAACATCAATGAAACGGCCGCCGCAGCCGGTATCTCACGTAATACGGTGTACCGGCGCGTGGAGAAAGGGACATTCCCCGCCCCACGTAAGGTCAAAAGCCCGCATGTCCGCGGCCCACGGATCGTGAACAGATGGAGCACGGATGAGATCATGAACTGGAAAATCAAGGAACAGGTGTACTACCAAAAGCTGGAAGAGGAAGCCATGAAGTCTGGTAGAAATTCCCATATTGACCCAACAGTACCTGATGCTGAATACTACCAAGAAGACACACAACCTAAACGGAGGATAAATCACATGTTCGTCACTGCTGCTATCGTCGGAGCCATCTGCGGTATCCTTTGGGGTATCGGTCATTGATGATAACCGCGATCACGTGCCTCGCCATGGCGGTCTACTACGAAGCTCGCGGAGAGCCCGTCGTAGCACAGCTCGCCGTGGCCGAGGTCGTGGTCAACCGCGTCGTGAGCCCCGTGTTCCCCAACAATGTCTGCGACGTTGTAAAGGAGGACCGCGGCCCACGGCGCTGGGACTGCCAGTTCTCATTCTGGTGCGACGGCAAGCCCGAAAGGCCCAAAGAAATCGAAGCGTGGTCCACGGCCCGCGATATCGCAGAAATGGCACTCAGCGGCGTTCGCGTCGGCCACAACGCCACCCATTACCACTCGACCTCGGTTAAACCGAAATGGGCAAAGAATATGACACCTGTCGCCACATTTGGTTCTCATATATTCTACGTGGATAAACCGCGGCCCACGGCCCCCGTGCCAAAGTTCAAACCACCATATTTTTCGATAAAGAAATAGGGGCCGCTATGCAGCCGGAGTATAAAGAATGCCCCGAGTGCGGGGGAACCGGTCGTCTCGAATACGACAAGCCCGTCGTCGATTGGAATAACGGTGGTTTCATTGACTCAGAATGGGGCGATTGTTACGTCTGCGACGGAGCCGGAGAAATCGAAATCAAATATGAAGAAGAGTAATTAAATGAAGCCGTGGAAAGTTATTGCTAAACGATCCCCAGAAACCCTTCACATGTGGGTTCTCACGTCCGATGACCAAAACCGCTCAGAGTTCCATCGCAACAAAGTCCTGAAAGGCTACGTCGCCGATGCCTTGAACGACAAAATTTGGCTCGTGCACCGCCGCGTAGGGGAAAAAGGCGAGAACCGCTGGGAGCTGATCTGGAAGCCACGGCGCAGGAAAGGATCATGAAAGCCCTCGCGCATCGGTAGCAAGAACTGCTAACCCACAAGGACAGGAAGTGAAGAGGGAATGAGATGACAGTTACCGCATGGTGGTTTTCCGAAGGGAACACGCTTCCGCACGGCGACATGCGACGAGTTGCGCTCGGTAGGACGCACAAAATCAAGGGCGAAGTCGTCCCTTGCGAGAACGGCCTGCACGCCAGCGTGCGCGCCATCGACGCGCTTTCGTATGCGCCCGGAAACATCGTCTGGCGGGTGGAATGCGGCGGAACCGTCGTTCAGGAGAATGACAAACTGGCCTGTTCCGAACGCACCTACATCTCGGGCGGAATCGACGTTTCCGACACACTGCGGAAATTCGCCCGCATGTGCGCGCTCGACGTCGTCCACCTGTGGGATGCGCCGGAAATCGTCGTTCAGTATTTGAAAACCGGCGATGAAAGCATCCGGGATGCCGCATGGGATGCCGTAGGGGCTGCCGAACGGGATGCCGCACGGGCTGCCGTAGGGGCTGCCGAACGGTGTACCGGCGCGTGGGATGCCGCATGGAATGCCTCATGGGATGCCGCACAGGCTGCCTCACGTGATGCCTCACGGGCTGCCGAACGGGATGCCGCATGGGATGCCGCACTCGCGAAGCAGAACCGCCGCCTCACCCGCATGCTGAGAAAAGCGATCAATGGAAAGGAACAAGAAAAATGAAAGGCAAAAAATCCACCATCACCGGAAAAGCGAACCGTTACATCGTGTTCCGGTTCCTCAAGAAGTACATGACGCAGCACCTCGAATGCCCGACGCCCATGCAGGTTGCCGAGGAGACAGGGCTGCCCCGCGCAACGGTCACATACAACATGCAGGGCCTCCGCGGTGCTGCGGGCCTTCCCGTCCCGATCCCGAGCCACTGGTCCAACGCCACCCGCAAGCGGTGGGAAGACGGGGCGTACGACGACCAGTACGAACCGAAGGACTTGGTGTCTCTCATCGGAGATTCCTAGAGACTTAATCCAACGGCGGTTTGATCCAGATGGTGCGTTTCTCCTCGTCTACATAGGCGATTGCTTGTCGTGCAGAAGCCGAGCGCGGTTCTCTTGCTCCGCCTTCTTATTTTCTTTGCCGGTCGTCCCATAACATCGTATAGTTACCCCTCAACCACACCCCTACCGTTGAGGGAGCCAATGGCCCAAAAATCTAAAGACGCCAACAAGTTCACGCCGCGCAAAAAACACCGCCGCAGGCATAAACCATACCCCCTGAATCACCGCAAAAGCCTCGGACCAAAGTCCGCATGGCGGAAAAGACGGTAACGCAGCCGTTACCACCATGACAGGTACCTACATATTCCCCGCCGGGGAACGACAAAAAGTCCTCGACGAGGCAGCAACCTATTATGGAGTAAAGATAAAAGATATCGCCGGACCCGGCAGATCGCACCGACAAGAAGTCGTGCACGCCAGATGGGTCGTCATCGCTATCCTCAAAGGTTACATGGGTTACACCGGGTCACAAATTTCACGTGCCCTAAAATGTGACCACACAACAGTCATATATGCGATGCGGAAAATCGAGGAAAGCGAACAATTACAACGGGTTGTGGAGCAGTTGGCGGAGTCCGTGGCCCGCGGCCCACGGGTCCGGTAACGCAAACTACGTATATATAGGGACAAAATTGAAAAAAAAATTTTTGAAAAACACCCTGTTACCGGTGTTACCGCGTTACCTTTCGGATAATAGCGTTATGTTATAAGGGGTTAGAAGGTATCATAAGTAGGTAACGGAGTTTTGGGGTGTATACCAGTTTACGTTACCTATAAAGGGCGGGTTTGCGTTAAGGGGGTGCGCGCTGCTTCTTCAATTATTTTTTTTCTGGCTCTGTATAAACAGAGACCGTATTTTGGTAAAATCTACTGCTTATTAACTGGAGAAGCCTGATGCCGACGAAAAAGAAGAAACCGGCGGGGAAAAACGGCCCTCTCACGGGCAGGACTGGTCGCCCCCCGGTCTCTGTAAATACCCCACTGACCCGACGCCAAGAACTATTCGTTAAAGAGCTTGTATCGAAGGACGGCCAGATCACTCTCCGTGAAGCCGCAATCAATGCCGGATACACGGCGGGGTCTGCCCACAGTCGCGCATATGAGCTGACAAACCCGAACGTCAGCCCCCATGTCTGTGCCGCGATCCGCGCCTACCGGGACGAGCTAGATGAAAAGTACGGCATTAGTTACAAGCGGCATGTCCGAGACTTGCAGATTATCCGCGACATGGCGTTGCAGAACGGAGCTTATTCGGCAGCCGTTCAAGCCGAGTACCGCCGAGGACAGGCGCAGGGCAATATCTATGTCAGCAAATCCGAAATCCGGCATGGCTCCATCGATAGCATGAGTAAGGAAGAGGTTTTGAAGGCCCTAGAGGAGATTAAGAACCAGTATGCCCCGATCACGATTGATGTTACCCCAGAGGGAGAGAGCAATTCCGGCAACCGCGCAAAAGCGCGAAGCAGGCTTCTGGAGGCAAATGAAGGAAGGTCTAGCGAAGACGGACCGGAACCTGAATACGACGAGGCTGGAGACGTGGGCGACGCCGGGGATACCGGACGTCCTGATCTGTGACGAGCGTGGTGCTTTTCACTTCGTCGAGCTGAAGGCCACTGCGGGCAACGCGGTCGAGTTGCGCCCGCATCAAGTCGCGTGGTTGGTAAACCACCGCCGCGCTAGTGTTTGGGTGCTGGTGAAGAAGGTGCCGACTAAAAACGCGGCGCAGCAGGTATTTCTGTTCCACGGGGATCGGGCTGTTGATCTGAAGATGGAAGGCCTAACCGCTGTCGAGCCCGCCTACCATGCCGAAGGCCATTTCGACTGGCAGCAGATAATAGACTTGATATGTCCTAGATAATCGCATACGATGGAGGCCTCTCAACAAACCACGGAGGACGCGGTATGAACTATCGAATCTATTTTACTTTCCCGGCAGGAGACCGGGCCACCAACGCGCAGGTGTTTGCAACCCGCGAGGAAGCGCTGAACAGCGCCGCCGACCGCTTCGCGGCATGGACCCTGCCGACCGGATATGAGGTGGAGGAGACCGAAGACCCGGTCACCTATCACTGGAACCGTGACGAGGGGGACGTTCGTATCGAACGGGCGGTGGCATGAGCGATACCGCAAAAGAAAAGCTCTGGGTCTTCGATACCCTCCAATACCTTGAAATCTACGCCCCTACGTTAGAAGACGCGAGGCGTGAGGTTTACGAAATTGAGAAGCAGACAGGGCTTGATTTTGATCTCGCCCCGCGGTGGGAGATTTATCAAGCCGAAAAAGAGGAGAACGAACATGAATATCAATTTAACAGACGTAGAGCTTGAGATGTTAAGCCGCGCGCTGGACGCCGTATGGTGGCAGCAGAACCCGGCGGACGAACCCGGCCAGTCTGAGGCTCATCGAGTGATCCGCATTCAGCGCAAGCTGACTCGCGCGTTTGAACACCCCAACACTGAGATCGAATAGCTCAACGCCGGGGGCCGAAGCCCCCGGCACACAACCCGGAGAAAAACGATGATCGAGATTAAAAGCACCAAGGGCGAAGTCGTCCACACCCATGAAGGCGCCAACCTTCGCGGCGCTGATCTTAGCGAGGCTGACCTTCGCGGCGCTGACCTTCGCGGCCGCAACCTTCGCGGCGCTGACCTTCGCGGCGCCAACCTTAGCGGCGCTGATCTTAGCCACGCTGATCTTCGCGGCGCCGACCTTAGCGGCGCAAATCTTGAGGGTACTAATCTCAATGAAACTTCACTTTACGGCGTCATGTTAGAGCCTAGCCAGTGTTCCGCATTTTTAACCGCGCTTCACATTGATTTCGTTGAATGAGCAATGTGCCGGGGGCAACCCCGCCCCCGGCACACAACCCGGAGAAAAGATGATGTTCTTCCTACTCGAATGGCTGGCCAAGCTTCTGTATGGCGCGGATGCCGTGGAACGTGCGCGGCGCAATCCGCCCCGGCGGAGGCGGAGATAATTTTATAAAAATTACTGTTGCGTCATACGCGATAATATGAGACAAGAGGGGCGGGGCAAATCCCGCCCCTTTTTTATACGGAGAAAATCAAATGTCCTACACTACAAACGCAATCGCCCACGGTATTGGTAACAGCGCTGTCAGCAGCAACTGGTACAGCCGCCCCGACGATCAGAAGTTCCTGTCGCTTTTCGAGATGCTGCAATTCAAGCGCCGCGACGCGGAGCAGATGACGAGTCGGACCGTGGACACCCACAAGCTTCGGGTTGTCGGCAGCGTGGACGAAGAGAACCCAAGCCGGGGCGACCTGTCCATTGAGTATGCCGACGAGAACGGGCGCGAGCATTTCAACCTGCCGACCAACTGGTCCTTCGGCCAGCTCTCGCAGCTATCCGGCGCGCCTGCGGCTTACTTGCGAGACCTTCCCGCCCCTCTTGCGGCCGACTGCATTCAGTGGGGACTGCGCTATAACCGGAACCGCGAGCTCGTGAAGGTCTACGGCCACCAACAGGACGGCGGGGAACTCCGCGCCGCGACCGGCCCGGACTACGGCCGGATTTTCGACTGGGAAATCCTCAAGCCGATCAGCGACCTTGTGGACGCTAGCGGTGGACGCTGGAAGGTGCCGGGGATGATGACCGGGAGCCGCGACGGCATGGCGGTCTATGATCCCGACGTGCCTGTCACGAAAGAGACCACAACCCTGTTCGCATCCGACCGCGACGTGTTTGTGTTCCTTGTCGACGACCGCAACCCCATTGAAGTCGGCAAGCTTGCGAACGGCGAACCCGATTTGATGTTCCGCGGGTTTTATGCGTGGAACAGCGAAACCGGCAGCAAGACGGCAGGCATCGCGGCGATGTATCTGCGGGGCGTTTGTATGAACCGCAACCTCTGGGGCGTCGAGAATTTCCACGAAATCAAAATCCGGCACACTAAATTCGCGCCGGATCGGTTCGCGGCGGAAGCTCGCCCGGCGCTGGAAAGTTTCGCCACCGGCGCGACCCGGAATTTTGTGGAAGGCGTGCAGGCTGCCCAGTCCGCCATTGTCGCCCGCGACGATGACGACCGGCTGGATTTCCTCACGAAACGGGCCGGGTTGTCCGCCCGCATGGGCCGTGCGGCCATGGCCCGCCATGTCGAGGAAGAGGGCAAGCCCGCCAGTTCCGTTTGGGACATGGCGCAGGCCATTACCGCCATCGCCCGCGATGTTCCGCATCAAGACGCGCGGATCGAGATTGAGCGCAAGGCGGGCGCCCTGTTGGATAAAGTCGCCGCCTAACCCGCGCCGCATAAACGCTAACTTGGGGCCGCCATTGTGCGGCCCCTTTCTTTTTAACTTTAAGAGTGAAACAAGGCGGCCCCCGCCTCCCCCTCCCTGCTTAAACGTACCGCGGGCCGCGTACGGCGGGCCGTGGGCCGCGTTCCGGGGTCCGGGCGGGGTGAACCGGCCCCCGCGCCCCGTGAGCCCTGGCGGGCCGTTCCCGGGCCGTGTTGACGCTATGGGATAAATCGCTTATAAATAACTCGCGACCAGTTATCCGGCCGCCTTAACCATGGAGTCCTACACATGACCAATTACTACCTGACCGAAAAATCCCGCAACGCGAAAACCGGGCCGATCCCGGTTTCCACAACGTCCGCCGATACATGCCCGAACGATTGCCCTTTCCGTGGGAACGGCTGTTACGCCGACGGTTACCCGCTCAAGGGCCGTTGGGATGAAGTAACGCGGGGCGCGCGCGGCGGGTCGCTGGCGGCCCTGTGCGAGAAAATCTCCGCCTTACCGGCTGGCCAGTTATGGCGCCATAATCAGGCAGGCGACCTGCCCGGCGACGGGGAAGAAATCAACGCGGCCGAATTGATGGA